TGGCGATCTTATGGCGATCCCATATCCGATTGTTGCGACGCGTCAACGCTATAATATCTACTCAAACAATTTCTGATGAAAACGCCGATTCTAGGCTCGTCTTACGTTGCACGGTCCGTCAACGCAGCCGATGCGAGGATGGTCAATTTGTTTCCCGAAGTTGTGCCGGAGGGCGGCAAAGAACCTGCGTTTCTTCAGCGCTGCCCTGGTCTGCTAAAACTAGCAACGATCGGCAACGGTCCTATTCGTGGGCTATGGACTTTTTCTTCTGATAACAGTACCGCGTTTGTTGTTTCAGGTAACAGCCTGTACAAGATCAACACGAGCTACACCGCTACGCTATTAGGTGCTATTGCAGGCACTGGCCCTGTTAGCATGGCAGATAACGGCACACAACTATTCATAGCGGCTAATGGCCCAAGTTACATCTACAACAACCTCACCAGTACGTTCGCGCAGATTTTAGATGTGGATTTTCCTGGCGCAGTGACGGTCGGCTATCTTGACGGCTACTTTGTTTTTAACGAGCCTAACAGCCAACGCATTTGGGTCACGCAACTACTTGATGGTACGTCGATCGATCCGCTTGATTTTGCCAGCGCCGAGGGATCGCCCGATGGCGTAGTGGGGCTTATTGTTGACCATCGAGAAGTGTGGGTCTACGGCACAGGTACGGTTGAAGTTTGGTACGACACAGGATCATCAGACTTTCCGCTTCAGCGCATCCAAGGCGCGTTTAATGAGATCGGTTGTATATCTGCCTACACCATCGCCAAGATGGATAACGGTTTGTTTTGGTTGGGTGCAGATGCTCGCGGGCAAGGTATCGTCTACCGCGCTAATGGCTACACCGGCCAACGCATCAGCACGCACGCGGTCGAGTGGCAAATTCAGCAGTACGGCAACTTAACGGATGCCATTGCGTACACCTATCAGCAAGACGGCCATAGTTTTTACGTCTTAACCTTCCCCAGCGCCAACGCAACATGGGTCTATGATGTCGCAACAGGCGCATGGCATGAACGGGCTGGCTGGAACAATGGATCGTTCACGCGTCATCGCAGCAACTGTCAGATGGCGTTTAATACTAAGATTGTCGTTGGCGACTATGAAAACGGCAATATCTACGCGTTTGACTTAGATACCTACGCCGATAACGGCCAGACGCAAAAGTGGTTGCGGTCGTGGCGAGCGCTGCCAACAGGTCAGAACAATCTCAAACGCACCGCGCAGCACTCCATGCAGATCGACATCGAGTCGGGTGTCGGTCTAAACGGTGTCCCTTTGCAAGACATGTACTTGACCACGGATGTCATAGAGGCTAACAACTATTTTCTACTGTCTGAAGGTGGCGACTCCATCATCGACGAAGACACGTCTGTGGAGTCCATCTACATCACTACCGACATCATTGAGCCTAACAATTACTTCTTAATCTCTGAAGACGGCGCTTATTTTATTGATGAAGAGATGGACGGCGTACAAGGTGCTGACCCAGAGGTCATGCTGCGCTGGTCGGATGATGGTGGGCATACGTGGTCGAATTACCGCACCGCGTCAATTGGAAAGATCGGTGAATATTACCGTCGCGTATGGTTCCGTAGGCTCGGCATGACGCTCCAGTTGCGCGATCGCGTATACGAACTATCGATGACTGATCCCGTGAAGACAGCGCTTATGGGCGCAGAACTCTTGATCAGCCCTACCAATGCCTAACCCTAGCGCCACGCCGACACCGATCACGCCACCGCGTGTGCCGTTCTTTGACGCACGTACAGGGTTGATCGACCGCGCCTGGTATCAGTTTTTTCTATCGTTGTACCGCATATCCGATACGGCGGCTAATGATGGGATTGCTAGTTTAGGACTAGAGTCCCTTATAGCGTCCTATGACGCTGCGCTCCAAGCGCTTGACCAAGACGTGCATACGCAGCCGCCTAGTGAGCTTGGCTCGTTACAGCAACAAATTGATGAGTTGCGTCAGAAGTTAGAAACGCAGCCTGAGCACTTGGTCAACGAGATCGCGCAACTACAAAGTCAGATTCAAGCCCTACAAGTAACGCCGCCGCCAAGAGAGTTTAAGCGGTCAAGATACGGTCAGTTCTCTGACAGTACGACTCAAACGCCTGCCGCTATCAATACACCTTACGCGATCACTTTTGATACCACGGACGTTAGCAACGGCGTTTATATAGGGTCGCCCACATCAAGAGTTTACGTCGATGAGCGCGGCATCTATAATTTTTTGTTCAGTATTCAGCTTGACAAAACAACGGGCGGTACAGGTATCTTTTGGGTATGGCCGCGAATTAACGGCGTTGACGTGCCTAACAGCAACAGCCAACTACGTTTGCAAGGCAATAATGCCGAACAACTTGCTACTATTGGGTACTTTTTCCCGCTTAACGCGGGCGATTACGTTGAAATTATGTACGCGGTAGATGATGTGACGGTAGTAGCGCAAGCATTTGCGTCGTCTGCGTTCTATCCGGCTGTGCCGAGCATTATTCTTACTGTTAGCAATAACATTGAAGGGGTCCAATAATGGCAGTCACTGTTAAAGTGCTCGTTCCGGCCAAGACGGTCGAATCGTCACAAACCACGCAATATACCGCAACAGGTGTGACGGCGATTATTGATAAGTTTACGGCCACTAACTACAGCGCCAGCGCTGCAACGATCAGCGTCAACCTTGTCACAGCCGCAGGCTCGGCGGGCAACACGAACTTGATCACGAAGACCAAGACGCTTCAGGCGTCGGAAGTCTATACGTTCCCTGAGTTGGTCGGTCAGGTGCTTGGCGCAGGTGATTTCATCAGCACCATCGCTGGCACAGGTAGCGCCATCAATATGCGCGTCAGTGGGCGAGAAGTAACCTAATGATCCACCATCACTTCAGCGCAGGCGTATACGCTAAAGAGACGCGCATACCGGCAGGTTGCGTGCTTGTGCAACATAAACATAAGTTTGACCATCTATCTATATTAGCTAGTGGGTCTATCGAACTTATGGTTGATGGTGTTCGCTCTGAGGTTCATGCGCCTGCTTGTTTAACTATTGAAGCTAATAAACACCACGGCGTAAAATCATTGACAGACGTTGTTTGGTACTGCGTTCATGCGACTAATTGCACAGACGAAGATAAAATTGATGAAGTATTGATTGCGTCTGGCGACGAATCCCAAGCGCAGCACATGGCTCAGTGCCTAAAGGAGAATTAACATGCCTTGGATGATCGCCGCTGCCGTTGTCGGCAGTTCTTTAATAGGGTCTAGCGCATCTAAGAAAGCCGCAAGCACACAAGCTGACGCGGCTAATCGCGCTGCTGACTTGCAGATGCAGCAGTTTGAGCGTCAGGTTGAACTGCAAGAGCCTTGGCGTCAGGCGGGCATTACCGCGCTTAACAAACTAACGCCGCTTGCGACTGAATATACGCCGTTTGGGATGGAGCAGTTTCAGCAAGACCCAGGTTACGCGTTTCGTATGCAAGAAGGTATGAAGGCGCTAGAGCGGTCAGCCGCAGCACGAGGTGGCTTGTTGTCAGGTGGCATGTTAAGAGGTGCTCAACAGTACGGCCAAGGTTTAGCGTCGCAGGAGTACATGAACGCGTTTAACCGCTATCAGGCAGAACGTAACGCCCGTCTTAACCCACTGCAATCGTTGGCTGGTGTCGGCCAGACGGCGACGAATCAACTAGGCCAAGCAGGTCAAGCGATGGCAAGCAACGTCGGTCAGGCGATGGGCGCAGCCGCTCAGGCAAGAGCGTCAGGGTACGTGGGCGGCGCGAACGCATTGACACAAGGTCTTGGTACGTATTTGAATTATCAGCAGGGCCAGAACTTTTTGAACGCCTTGCGTCCACAGGAAGCAGCAACACCTGCGCCTATCTATGAAGGTGGGTATTATTCTCAAGGTTATGGAGGCTAATTATGGCCCTCGTTGATCCAAACATCGCGCTGTCTTATAGAGGTATCCAACTGCAAGACCCGTTGGACCAATACAGCAAGGCGTCTGCGGCGCAGTTTAACGCGCTTAAAATGGATGAAATACTTAAAGAACGTGAGGCGTTGTCGCAGATTCAATCGACTATTGCGTCTAAAGGTGGGCCAACTGATTTAAGAGCCGCCGCGCAAGCGATGTTTAAGACGGGTCGGCCTGAATTTGTAAAAACCGCAGTATCTATTTTAGAACGGTTAGATAATCAAGATCAGTTTAATCAATATTTAAGACAAGTTGAAGGTGCTCCAACTAACGCATTAGCGCCTGCGGCTGCCCCTACCCCTGCACCGACACCTGCGGCGGCGTCTACTAACGCATTAGCGCCTGCACCGACACCTGCGGCGGCGTCTACTAACGCATTAACAACACCAGCGCCTTCAGGCCAAGAATTACAACGCCGCTATAGAATGGTGTCTAACATCAATACACCTGCTGCTAAAGCTGAAGCTCAGTTGATATTGAAAAAGATTGAAAACGATTTTCGCGCTACGATGCCGCCTGAGACTATTCGTACGATGACATCGCTTGGTTATCCAGCTACACCTGAAGGTTATCAAGCGTTCCAAAGTGCGCAACGCCCACCCCAACAACCTGCCCCCTTAGTGCCTGTGCTACAAAACGGTAAACCTACACTTGTACCGCGTGAGCAAGCTGTGGGTCAAACACCGTTCTCGCCTGCAACAGTACAAGTATTAGGTTTAGGGCCAGGAAAAGAGACAAAAGAGCAGCGCGTACCTCAGCCGCCTTCTGGTTATCGATTTACGCCATCTGGTGATCTTGAACCTATCCCAGGTGGTCCAGCAGCGCCAGGATTGTCAAATAAAGATATTCAAAAACGTGAAGCAGTGTTTCCTCAAGCTACACAAGCAGTTAAAGGCTTTGAAACTAAATCTGATTTATTTATTAAGGACTTAGAGCGTCTTCGTGATGATCCAGGTTTAAATCAAATCACTGGTCCTATCTATGGCCGTACGCCAAGCGTAAGCCAAGCAGGTAGTCGAGCACAGGCTTTGTACAACAAAATCTTTGCTAAAGGTGGTTTTCAAGCGCTGCAAGACATGCGCGAGGCGTCCAAAACAGGCGGCGCGTTAGGTAACGTGTCTAACGAAGAAGGTCGTCGTCTTGAAAGATCAATTGTTGGTGGCCTTGATAGAACACAAAACATTAAAGATGTTAAAAAAGGTATTGATGATTTAATTGACGAAATTCGTACTTCAAAGTCTCGTGTACGCGAAGCGTATGATTCAACTTACGAGTACCGAACACAGCAAGGTGCTGCGCCCGCGCAACCCGCGTCAACTGGCGGCTGGTCCGTCGTGAGGTAATCATGGCCGATCAAATCTATAAAGTACGCGACCCGCAAGGAAACATCCGAGAAATTAAAGGACCGGCTGGCGCTAGTGACGAAGAAGTCATCGCACAAGCGCAGCGTCTGTTCGCCGCACCCGCGCCTGCGCCTACCGCGCCCGAACCACGTAGTGAGGGTATGCCAACCGCACCTCGCCAAGACATACCGTTTGGTCAACTTACCGCGCCGTTTATGGGTTTTAGTAGCGGTGTGGGTAATGTCATGTTTGGTGGACAAGAATTACTTGGCCGAGGTTTGCAAGCCATAGGAGCGCAAGAAACCGGCGCGGCGTTAGCAGCAGACGCGGCTAGACGTCGAGCACAAGAACAAGCAAAAATCCAACCTTACAAAGAGCAATTCCCTATCGCAACGGGTGCAGGTGAGTTTGCGGGTGAAGTAATTTCTACACTTCCTGTGGGCGGTGCAATCGCAGCGCCTGTACGTGCGGCTGGAGCGGGTCGTTTAGCGCAAGCAATACGTACTGGAGGTCTATCTACGGGTGCAGCCCCAGCTACTACGTTAGGTGGTAGGCTTGCTGACTTAGGCACACGAGTTAGTGGAGGCGCTATAACAGGCGGCGCAACTGCGGGGCTTATCAATCCAGATGAAATAGAAACTGGCGCAGCGATGGGCGGTGCCGTAGCGGCAGCAGCGCCTCCAATCATTAAAGGGTTAAGTCGAGTTGCGGGAAAGGCTACGGATGTAGGTAATTTACCAAACCAGTTAGCCGCTCGTATGGTTAGGGAATCTTTAAATTCTCCTGAACAAGTCGCTGCTGTACGCGCTGCACTGCAACAAGCGCAACA